AAACTCCAAATGTTGCTGTAAGAGGAACGCGAACAATTACGTTGTCAGCAGAAAGTGTTCCGGGTGTCAGAATTGTTGAGCTGGCAGCTAGTGCGTCACCAGCGATTTCAAGAGGTACTGTAATACTTGGCATATAATATATTTATTCTTTTTGTTGTTAAATTCCGAATTTTGTCTTTAAAATGTCCCAAAGAAAAGTGGCTAATGCTGAAATGGTTATGGCCCCGCCCACTATTTTTGTTTTAAATTTCTCAATATTGGTAAGACGGTCATGATGATCATCCATTTTGTTGATCACATGGTCCAATTTGGTTTCTATGCGAGTTACACGTTCCCGCACTTCTACAATGTCATCTTGATAAGGCATATGTGTTATTTTTAATATTTATTAATTACGGTGCTGGAATTGTAAGGATTTTAGGTAAAAACTTAACATTTTCTGGATCAAATTGTTTCATGGTTTCAAGCTTTGGATGTATCATTTTTTGCCATACTCGACTGGCATGTTCATATCTTTTTGACAAAATCTCCTGTTTTTCATCAGGAGAATATAATATATTATTTTCTATTTTGTATGTGTTTTCGATATATTTGTTCAAATTGTCGATTAAGCTTTTTAAAATATCAAATTCTTGTTCACCACCATATGGAATATTGAATTCCCTGAGAAAAGCCTGCTTGAACTTCATCATATTATTTATATTTAGACAAAAAAAGAAGGGAGTCGCAAGACTCCCTTCTTTAAATTTCACGGGACTTACCGTGTGAAAAAAATTTCTTTTCCACTCAGTGACTACTTTTTTTAGAAGTAGACGCTTTGTGTGGCCGGTGTGAACGGCTGACCCAGACCCACGACGATAATGACGTGGTAGTACAGGTTAGCCCCGAAAATATTATCCACAACGCCGTAACGAGTCATCAATCCAACGCGAGGCGAGAAGTCGTTAGGACCAATCGTGCGCTGAACGAGGACTGGGATGTACGGGCAATAGATAATACCTGTGTCGTAATACTCCGGACCCTTGTAGCCCAGAAGGGCGTACTCGAGACGGGTTGTACGCTGCGGATTCGTGCCGGACCAAGGATATGCTCCTTGATTTTCGGCTTGAGCGTCCGTGCGTGTATCACGATACACATTGAACCGACCACCGAGATTACCGACCTTGGCCACGCCAACAGGTTGAGTGTTGACATTGCCTTGGACCGGCACCCACTGGAATTCAGGAAGCATTTCCAGAATTGCGCAAACGCGAGGTGTGGCAACGATGAAGTTGGCAGCACCACGACGGTTACGAACTGCAATACGGTTGGCTTCGATGATCAGTCTCTGGTAGAAGTCGCGATTGCGTTCAACTAGCCAGCGACCGTCTGCGGAAGCCGGGGACCATACGGAATATCCTGAACCGAAGCCTGCATTGAGGGCAACCTGAATCATACGAATGATCATCTCACGGTCGATTTCAGCCTGTAGCTCATAGCTCATAGCGTTTGTCAACTCTGTGTCGATGTCGATACCATTCATATTCTTCAAGTCTTGCTCAAGTTCGACTGACCAGCGAGCGGCGAGCCTACGTGTTCCGGCTTCGACTGCGGTTTTCTCGAAAGAAACCTCAATCTGAGGAATACGACCGGTAAGTTCGAACTGGCTCAGGATCTGGGCAACGCCCTGATCGCTACCGAGCATTGTGAATTGATCATAATACGGCTGCGAAGGGGAAGCACCAGAGAGCTGAGAGGACGATGTACCAGTGAAGCGTGTGTCGAGGAATTGGTAACCCAATTCAGCGCCATTAGCTTGGCTGTAAGGAACGCCCAGAGAACCGTTAGCGTTGGTGCCGCTACCGTCTACGCCTGTGTTACCCAGCTGTTTGCCGAGGTACTTATAGCGAAGAGCGAAAGCAAGACCGACGGGACCGGACATGGGCTGTACGCCTACAATCTCGTTGGTGATTAGTTCGGGGAATGTACGACGAATCATCGGAATCAGAATCTTCGGCAAACGGGCATCACCCTTGGCATAGTCGTCACCAGAGGTGATCTTGCCGGGGGGATTGAATGCCGCACCGATTGTGCTTCCACTACCGAAGACACCGCCGGAACCGGAAGTGTTATCTTCGCTAATCATGCACCATTGTTCTTGGTTTTCCAAGAGCATGGCGGTGTTGAGACGTGTGTGATCGTCTTCGATGGCCCGGACGGAGTCCGAGGTGTAATCGAGAACGGGTGCCCACTTCTCAAGGAGGGACTTGGCGCGAGATTGATTGATGTAACTCGTGGGAGGAGCGATACGCTTACTCATTTATTACATTCTCCTTTATAGTAAATTCGACCGGTAGCATTGCTACCAAATAATCTCAGGCTTAAAACCTCAGAAATGGTTACCAGCGACTCAGTTCACTAAGATAACCGGAGGTGTTCTCGTCGCTGGAATCTTCTGCTTTTTGTTCAGTAGCAGATTCTTCTACAACAACGCGATCAACTGTTTCGGTTTGCTTAGTGGCTTCGTCGCGAATGGTTGAAAGACGCTCCTCTTCAGTTTTGTTGAAGAGTTTAAGGGTGTAATCGTAGTTCTCGTTAATGAAGGACACATCCTTATTACCCAGAAGCTTTTGGATGAACTTCTTTTTGTTCTCCGGAAGCTCCCGTGTCTTCTGTTCAAGCAGAAGAGAGGCTTGTGTCTTATTCAGTTCTTTTTCAAGAACTACTACGCGCCCTTTAGCGCTTTCAAGCTCTTTACGAGCTTCATCTAATTGTTTCTTGCCGTCCATTACTGCCTCACGAATGCTTTCTTGGGCAATCGCGGCATCAACGGCTAGAAGATTGCGAACCTTGGCGAGAGTGTCATTGGCTTTGCGATTGGCAACAGCCTTTTTGATATCCTCGGCAGGTACTACTTCGTCAAGATAAGCTTCCAGATAGGTGCTGATATCATTGACAGTTTCTGTTTTGAAGCTTTTGGCTTCGTTGGAAAGGGCAGATTGATATTTTTCAACGATTGCCTTGAGTTTACCGCTGTGATTTTCGTCAATTGCGGCAACAACCTTGTTTAGCTTGGCAACGTGATCTTTATCGATGGCTTCAACAAGGGCTTCCAGCTTTTTGCTGTGATCTTCATCTTGTTCGGCCAGAGCTTTTTCAACGTGTATTTTTACTTTTTCGTTTACAGAAGCTTCAAAAGCTTGCTGGATTTCGTTCAGTGTTTGCTCAGTGAGAATGTCCTTTGTGGCTTCTTTGAGTACTTCTACAACGTTTTTGCTCATAAAATTATTTATTTAAAACCTTTCTATTTTTTTGATTTTTTTATTTTTTTAAATCTTTGACAGCGTTCTGGATGCGATTTTGCAATTTAATATCCATGACAGCTTGGAGCGATTTTTTGGCGCTGCTATAGTCTTTTTCAGTAAGACATTTCAGAAAATTCGTGATCAAGGATTTTTGTTTGTTGTCCATAATTTTTATATTTAGCTTTTTGCACTGAGTTTTCTAAAGAACAGAACGACCTGTTCCTTGAGAAAATTTTCCACATCATTTTTGGGAAGATTGGAAAGGGCGGATGTGAAGCTGTCATACACTTCTTCATATTGTCCACTTTCTTTCAAAACAAATTGTTTGCTTTCCAAAATACCATCCACAAATGCCTTGGGGAACGACGGATCAGCAACACAGTCAATAGCAACAAGACGAAGATCTGTTACTTTATTGGTGCCGTTACCAGCTTCTGTCAGTTTTCCGAGGGCGCGGCTGCTCATGCCAACCTTGACTCCGTCTTGAATCAAGCTTTTCACAATCATGCCCATGGGTGTGCTCAAAACTTTGCTCTTGCCGTAAAAAATATTTCCGTCCTGACGCAGTTCAGTAACCATGTGACAAACCCGTTCCAGATTCACTTCCGGTGTTTGGGGGTGATTCAATTCACCCATGCTGCGATTATTCCGAATCATTTCACTTGTGTAACGGCCCACTTCCTTGGCCATTTCTTCCAGATTGTAAATTCGGCGGTTGCGATTGGCTTGTTCCGCCATCATGTAAGGACCTTTGATATAAAGAGTAGCAGGCTGATTGGGGTTTTTTTCCTCCAATACATATTCGAAATCATCATTCGATGCGGGACGTTCAACGATTAGCTTTAGACCATCATTCATTGTTTAAATATTTATATAATTTGGTTATTTTTTCGAGGGATTTATTTTTAAATTTTTCTCTGTAAGGATAATGAACTGCATGTCATGTTTCTTTGCAAAATTTTTTGCAGCCTCCCATTTTGCACAATTTGTTACGTAAGTCATTTGTTCATAAAGCATTGTGGCTTTTCTGCACTTGCTATTTGTGAAATCCGGCTTTCGTGTTTGTTTCTCTGGTTTAATCTCTACGAGATACTTTTTATAAACATCTCCTTCTTTTATTACCATGTTCAAATCCACATGATACAGGCGAGTGCTCTTTTCAAACGGATGAAAATATGGAATTTTTACACTTTCACTGGCCCAACGGGAAACATTTGGATTATCATCACAAAAACGAAAAAATTTAAGCTCATAAGATGAACGATAAACAATTGGCTTTTTTCCCACATATTTATTTTCATTCTTGGGAGAAAAAATTCCTTGAATGAATCTTGAATTTTTTTGGAGAGGAATCATGCGTCTCCTAAATTGGAATTATTTCCAAAATTAACCAATTCCCATCATTATTGGGGAAGCATCACCCAACCCCGGAGCAGAACCTTCATACAACCGCTTCTCCAATTCTTCTTTTTCTCGAAGACCTTGTTGAAGCATGTCATTATAATTGAGTTGCCCGCCTCCGAAAAGGTTTACGGCAGTGTATTTTCCGCGCACATGGCCCACGGCAATCTTGGTCAATGCAAGGGCATATTGTTGCACCCATTGTTCCTGAATCAGCTGTTGAACCGGACGTTCCACATAACAATTTAAAACTCCATAAAATCTGGAATTCCGGGGAGGTGGATACATTTGCATATATTGTGTGCGCTCATCAAATTTAATTGCACGAGGAATGCTCAATAGTTTTTCGCGGTTTTTCAGCCAATCTTTTAGGATATACCAGCTGATAAGATCAAATCCATAATTGCCCATGGCATAACTAAAATAAGTTTGTTGGGCCAATGTTTGTTCGATTGTGAACAATGTGTTGACTCCTGTGCTACTGCCTTCCTCAAAATAACGAATGTCTATAACCTTACGGTACGTTTTAACAAGGTAATCATAGGAATTTAAGATAGAAATTTGATCTGCAAAATTTCCCTCTGGATCTGGACTGGCCACCTGAAACGCCATGGGATTTTCCGGATCACCAATCACCATGTTACCAATGTTATACATGCTGTTGATGCTGGTGTTACGAACATCGTAACGGAAATTGAAATCCGGAGTCAAGCTGAACAATGTGTCTAAGCGTAGCCCCTTTCCTTCATCATAAAGTGCGCTATCAAACACAACATATTCTTCGGTATAACCTGCAAACTTGCTGAACATTTCCACGGCAATTGCTATGTTCTCATAAAGCTGATCCTGATGAATTTCCACATTGACAAGAGGTGCACCCAACTGACGACTGATACGAATTCCCAAATCATTGAATGCCTGAATCCGGCTATTCAGATTTGTGCTATAAAACGTGCTGACGTTTTGTGTGACTGTGCAACTGAGACTCATATTAGTTGTTGCTGGTTATGGAAACAATGATGGTGGATTGGTTGGCAGTTAGACCAGTGAACATAACATAAAGAGCATTTACCCTTTCATGTAAAGCAGATATGGCGGATTGAACTGTGGCATAATTTAAATCCAACGCCTGTATTCTATTTTGGTAATAAACGTTAGGAGAAAGAATTGCATCAAATCCAACCGATGAAAGAAACGAAGTATAATTGGCACTGTTTGCCACAAGATTTGCATATGCTTCACTCCAATAAGCACTGTCTGCTTTTACAGTTGTATAAACCGATGTCCAACTACCTGACAGTGTGTTTACAGTAATATAAGTGCTTTGCCAATTAGAACTGAAAGACAAAACATGGGTATAAACACTTTCCCAATCAGAACTGTTTGTTTGAACCGTGGTGTAAACACTGACCCAATAACCGCTATTGGCTTGAAGGGTTAGATATGCACCATACCAATTTTCACTGGTTCCTTGATCTTGGGTATAAAAAACTCCCTGAAATTTTGAATTGGGTCCGGCAACAGGATCGGTTCCACTTTCCAATATGCCCGGAGTGGGATTGGTATGGTGGGTAGAGCGATGAAGTTTTCCGTGAAAAGGATAATTGCCAGCCATATATTTATTTATAAATTAATTGCATATTATGTGCAGAGGATGCTGATTATAAATGCTCCGTCACCCATGCCTATCATGTCTTCACCTGCCTGAATTGTTATAATATTACAATCTGTTTTAAACAATGGTATGGGCAAAGGTGTATCTCCCTGAATAACATCAAGAATGGCTAATTGTTGCAAATATAATTCATACAAACAGCGATTAATTGTGTCGCTTTGGTAATTTTCATTATTTCCAATAAAATTATTACAAGTGACTGCCAAATCAGGATTGGATAAAACCGAATCATCAGTATAGATATTTTTTACAAATTTGTAACTTTCAAAAATATCCTGATTGTTCATTTGAATATCAACGGCAGATAAAGGAAGAAACGGATCCAGATCAAACTTGAATCGTTGCCGCGCCTGATTCAAAAGAATATAATTGTTGTTGATCAGCTTGCTTATGCTTTTGTTGAAAACAAAACTTTGTGAATATTCGTCATCTTCCACATGTATCTGGTCCGGGGAGAATATTTCAAAATCATAAGAATACAGCATGTTGTTTGTTGTGTTAGGTTCCAAAAATCTGAAAAACTGCCCACCCGAAAGATTTGTTCCAAGAGTTGTCAGGGAGAACAATAAAATATCATCCACATTTTCATTCAAATAAAGATCCACTGCCTGTAAACTATAATTTTTTATATTATCTTTGGCCAAATTATATTTTCCAATTTTTGTTGTGGGTCGGGAAAAATACTTTTTGTATAGTGATTTGTTCGTTAGAATATAAAAAATATTTTCATTTTCTTTGCTGAAAACATATTTTTCCGAATATTCTCCGGATGAAGTTTCTTCGGAAAAATCTATGATTTTGTATGTGGAATCTGAAATATTAACTATAATGATTTTGTTTTCTTTGGCCAAAAGAAATATTTCAGTTAAATTTGTGAACTGATTTTTGTGAAGCTTAATGTCAATAATTGTATATGTGGAAAATAACTTTTTAAGTATGAGCGAATATCTCCAATTCAATTGATCATCAAAAAATTTCAGACAGGAATTTCCACTGTCCATCACAACTAATGTGGAAAGGTATAAATCGGCAGCAAACGGATTATTGAATTCATTGTTGTCATATCTTCCACCCTGACCACCTATGATTTTTTTGACATAACGTTTGTTGAATTTTACGTTTTCGCCCCCAATAAAACCCTCAACATCATAAAGAATTACTTCATTGTTAACAGAATCCACAACATACAAATCATTTCCTTCAAGAATTAGATCTGTTATATTTCCGTTTCTCAACTGTGTTTGCTCATCCACATAAATGCTGGAAAGAATTATATTAAAAGTGCTATACTCTTTATTAAATTTTGTAAAAAATATGGTTTGTCCCTGTGAAGCTATCAGCACTCGATTTTGATTATCGGTTGTTGGTGCTACCACAAAATCCTGAATATAATCCAAAGCAGACAATCCAACATTTAAAAAAGATGAGCCGCTTGTATTGGGTGTTGTGGTGAAATTCCATTTGATTTGGTTTTGTCCGGAAGGAACACCCAGCCATTGTGTGTATGAATATGGAATTTGATTTGTGAGAATTTTTGTTCTCGAGTAAAGATGCAAAAGGTTTTTATACAAATAATTCAACCGAATATTCAAAGCTCCTGCCACACTAAGTTCATTCACAGGAATCTGAATTTTATCAAATTTATAAGGCAAAGTGACAAAATCACCAACTACCCGGTCAAAAATTAGGTTTTCGTTTTGAAACGATTCAGAGATTTTCATTATAAATTTTCCCTCCAAACCAAATTTCGTATTTCAGTCATGTAAGGAAGGTTGTTCAACAATATGGTATTTAATTGTTTTTGAATGTATGCTCGGGCATTTTCATCCGTAATTTTTGAATTGTTTATGGATATATCTATTGCCGGAGATTTATGGTATGGAATTCTTTGCCGGAAAAACTTTTCAATTGTATCTGTATAGTTTCTGTTTTCAGAAGGTAGGTTAAGCATCAAAGGCTGAATATTTTTTGAATATTTTTGCATGAGTCTGATAGTGTAATAATCCAAAGATTTTGTGAAGAAAAACACATCTCGAATATCCATGTTTTTTACTGTGAATGCATTCTCTATTTTTAATTTGTCATACAAATTAATACCGGCAAAATATTGAGTGGCCCCATATGTAAGAGGTTCATTAACAATTTGACTCAACGTATATTTTCCCGGACTAAAAGTTTTGGAATCCACTATTTGTCCGTCCACAAATAAAACACAATTTCCGGCTACAGAATCAAATGATAAAGCAAATTCATGATAACCAAATTTTAACTGAGTAGCATCAAACGAAAGATTTAATTCTTCAGAAGCTTCTGAAGGATAAGCATTGGGTAGGTTAATTCTTATGCTTATTCCATTTTCTGGATAAATTTGATTTAAAACTTCATGATTATACACTGAATTTGTTGTGGGTACATTAAAACAAGCGGAAACTGGATAATTCAATACAACTACATCTTCATTAGTCACCAAAGTTTTTGTGTCTATGAGTGCAACCGATCCGGTCGAATTAGTACTTGAACAAATTGCATATACTGTTGAAATGTTTTCCCCGGCAACATAAGTGGAACTAAAATCACTGGCTATCACGTTTGTTGCACTCACAGGAAGTCTGAATGTGTTAATCACAAATCCTGCAGAATTGTGGACGTAGCATGTTGAATTGTTATCAAAAATAAAGAAATTTAAATTGTTGTCTATAGTAAAGGTTGTGACAGTACCACTGCTATTATAAAATCTTGTTTCAATATTGTTTGTACTGACATTCCATTCTTTTATTTCTCCATTAGATTTGTAAAATATTCTGACTTGTTCTCGTATTTCTGAATCATTACCATCCAAGATATAAATGGCGTTGCCTATTTTTTTCAAAGATTTTGCACTGACCATGGGTGTTGTTGAATAGTATCTGGTCAAATTATTAAATCCAAACTGTTCGGTTCTGCGGTTATAGGAGACAAAATCGCCAGCAGGTGAAACCAAGAAATATGTACTTGAAGTGTCAGAATAGTGTGAAATTGCAGAGGAAAGAGGATTGTATTGTGAACTATCCAGTATGGTGTTTTGTGAATTTATTTGGAACAATTCTCCTGTGTTGTCTAAAACAAAATAATCATCCAAACTTTCTATTTGAACCACATCCAAAAGAGGATTATTGAACTGTATTGTATCCAATAACGTCCATTCAGAATTGTAAATTTTTAAAATATTACCATCTATGACACGAACAAATGGGGTTACAGCTCGGTCTGAATAAACACCGATTCCTGTATTTTTGTAATTGCCCACAATTTCGTGTCCAAATGGTTGATTGAAATCTTTGCTTCCTATTGTGAAGAAAAATGTGAATCTATTATCAAAACTTTTGCTGTTGATGGTTTCATTTATGGCATATTCATTACCTAAAAATTTATAAACACCATTTTCTGGGGCCAAAATGGTTCCATTTGTTTGAATATATTGGTCAATTCCATTGAATAATATGGAAGAATCATTTTTCAAAATATATTCATTAATGTCTTGTTTGCCTATCCGGTAGTAAGCATAAAGAGTGTAAGGTTCAAATGTCATCTGACTTTTTACATCAAATATCTCTGTGGGAACTGACACCTGATTTGTTATGCAATCATAGTAACTCTCGTATGCAAAAACATCGTTGGCAGAAAATGCCATCTGCCTAGTAGTTTTGTTTGGAATAAAATATCTATCATACCATATTGGTCGAGTATTGGGATTGGAAGAACCACTCAACCAAGAGCAAAGCCAAGTTCCGTTTATTTCTCCCCGAGGATTTCCGAAATTACTGGTATCTTTATAATTTGCGTTTTTCTTCCAAATTTTATCTGAAAATTCCGGTGTATTTGAGTAAATCGCACCACATTCAGCCAAATTACTGTCATTTATGTTTACAAAATTATATTCTCCCATGTCTAGAGGAGTGTGAAAATATGTCAGTTTGCCCGGTTCAAATTTGTATTCACTAATTTTGCTTTGATAATTCTGAGAAAATCTCAAATTTCCTTTTTCTTGGGGTGCACCCGTGTTTAAGGAAATATACGATCTTACATCTTTGTTTTCTCCCAAAGAAATATTTTCTGATTTAGGTGTTAAGTTGTTTTTTTCCGTAACAAAATTATAAGGAACTTTTTCAGATGAAATATTATTGAATTCACTGTGAAACACTATTTGGTTTTTTACCACAGAAGAATCTGCGCATGCCACGTTCAAATTATTTGTATCAAATTCTTTTTTATAAGAAAACCAATGAGATGAAAGAGAATCAATCAAATTAAATTTTATAGGAAGAACATTAAATGTATTTTCGATTGTTAATTGAATATCGCTACCGGTCAAAGCAACAAATCCCAAAGAAGAGAATTGTCTTACCAACGTGTAAACATTGTTATTTTTTCTGTAAAATAAAGCTATGCAATTGTTAACATCATCAAAAATATATTCAAAAGCCTGATGATACAAACTGTTTTTATCGTAGATATCAGTAGTTGATGAAAGCAAGTATACACGATTGGTTAGAAAATTAACATTCAAGTAATATTTTGAATTATAATATTCGTGAGAAATTCTACAAAGATTATTTGATATAAAGTCTATTTCAAAATAATAATTTGGATTTTTTGAAGCAAAGAAATTATTTGTGGTTATGTCCAAATAATTTGAAGACACTGAGGAAGTTATAGCCCAATAGCGTTGAGCAGTATCTTTTACATTCAACAAACCATTACTGATGGTTGTAGTAAATCCATTTCCATTTTCAGTAGGATTTGTTAAAGAAAAAATTTTAGAAAAGTTTACAGATGATGTTAAAGCAAAGCTTGAATAATTGTTATTTTTTTGGTCAAACGTTTTTGCAAATAATTCGGGGTATGCAAAATTTATGCAAGAATCACTGAATATCTTCTGTTGTTTTGTCTGTAAATCATTGTCCTGAACATAGAAAACCTCCATGTTAGACCAGTTATTTTCGTCAAAAATCTTTACAGGCATAAAAATATTTATTAATATATCGGGGCAACACAACTAATTGGAACCAAATAAGTTGGGTTGAATACATTAACACCTATCAACAATTCATTGTTTACAATCGTTAGCAGTGCACAATATGCACTTAAAGGAGGTATAACCGGATAAATTGGTTCTGATGTAATTGCCGGAAGAATCGTTATTGCAAATTCAAGAGGAGGAAGTTCCGGTCTTACTATCAAAGGTGCTGTGAAAAGATAATCGCCCGTGCCCAAAACACCATAATGAATGTCTAACAAATTGGATCCTTGCAGAGTCAGCAAGTAGTTTCTTGCATCATTCAACAATTGATAATTTAATATTTTATAATCCAAAATAGGATTAATTATACTTGGTTGGGTGCAGCTTAATTGCACAACAAAAACATCCACATAAAAATTTTCTCGATAACAGCTGATACTTGCCGTATATGATTCCAAGAAATTTTTTGTTGTTTCATAAACACCAGAAACTGTCGTTAACGTGGTAGTGTTCGGATTGACCAAATTAACATGGGTTTCAACAGAGTTATCATTCAGATTTGCTGAAATTTTTTGAATTTTGTAAAGAGTTTGTTTAACTCCGGACAAAGAAAAGGTTATGATAACAGGCGCTGTGAACAAGAATTCATTTTGCTCATAGCGATGAATAACTATATTTTCAGAAGCTGAAAAATTGGACGTATACGTGTAAGCAGACAGAGGAAGGGCGGAAAGAGGTGGGTATGCGCTTAAGGACGAAAAAGTACCCGAACAAAGTATGTCGGTATATGTGAAACCATAACCAAAAATAGGATCTTTATATACATATCCGTCAATTGTTCCATAATTGACAAAATTTTCATCAGCACTGAGATAAATTATGGCCGTATTGTATCTCATTTTATGGTACTCCTGTCAAAGGACAAACAATAGGGCTGAGAATATCAAACCCGTTAATTGAATAGAGAGGTATGCTGTTATCCACAATTTCAACCAAGGCACAATATGAGCTTAAAGGAACGACCGGAGGTTTCGGACACTGTATGGTCAACACATATCCACTCAAATCTATCTTCTTAATGTATGAAACCGGCAACGGAGTCAGCAAGGCAATTGCACAAGGAGGTACGACTGGTGCAGGAATATATGCAGGATCACAAGTTAAATTAAAAATGCTTATTCCATTTGTAGAACGGGCTGCCAAAATATTTCCCTTAATATCCATATTGCTTCCCAAATAAACATTAGGGGTGAGGGATATAGGAGGGTATGTTTTGATTAATGTCAGAGATTCATTTGAAACAGAATATTCATAAACATCAATTAGCCCTGCATTTGAATTTAATGAAACTGTGTTTCCGGGGCGAGAAATTGCCAGTGTGTCATTTTTAATAACCATTCCTGTTCCAAATCGGGCATCTGAATTTTGTCCTGTGGATAATTGAACTGAGTAGGACCAAACATTTGTAGATGAATTTTTAGTGAAAACAAATACAGATCCATCCGATGTGTTCAAACATGTTTTTAATGGAGAACTTATTGCCGCAAAATAGTCACCTACAGCTATCCCATAACCAAATCTTTCGGCGGCATTTGAAATGCCTGATAGATAAAAAACGCTAGTATAATTGGTGAAGTCTGTACTTTCAAAAATCTGAGCAGATCCATCTATGTAAGAAATTATTCCTTTATTATTCTTGAACCTTATGTTTGTGGGTATGGAAGATAATCCTGTCAATGTATTTGCATGATTCCAATTGTAATTGGTTCTTTTGTAAATTTCCACTGATGACAATGTGGAAAGGTACAAATAATCATTATCAATACTTCCATGCATTCCAAATCCTGAAACATTATTAGAATAGACCGTATATTCTTTAATGACATTTCTTCCTAAATTTCTGTATATATCAACAGAATTGTTTACAGTATTTCTTACAAGAAGATTGTCATTTGAATTGTCCAAGAAATTTTCAACAGAAGAAAGATCGTAAACAACAGTTTGTCTAAGATCGTACGGGGCATCCAAAGATGTTGTTAAAATATAATCTGAAAAAGATTTATTACCGGCAACTTCTGAAAATATATTATTGGAACCTAGAAAAAGTTTGGTTGTTTGACCCGTGCTAAAAACGTTGGTTCGTATAAATTGCAAACAGGTTCCCAAATTATTGTCTAAAATACTGTCAGCAACTTTGTTTTCAAATCCATAACAATCAAATTCTTTAAGTTTAAAAACGGTTGTATCATCGTTTGAAACAAAATTACAAGCGACCCGATATGCCGTATTTTTTCTTTTATCCAGATATGTTTCGGCTAGTGTAACAAAATTATCAGGATTGACCATCTTTTGAACTTTTATCCGGCGGCCGTGATCAGTTAAAACAACCCGTATGGTTTGAAAAATAGCATTATTTTCCAAGGTATATCCTTGACCCAAGATGACGTTGGACACTGACGAAAGATTTTCAGTAAAAGTTAAAAGAGGGTAATTGTTGGCTTCTGGTCCACGAATAGCGATTGTATTTGGATTGTTTTTATAATCTCCGTCTGCTTTTCCATCTCCCTTTTTTGAAAAATTTCCGGTTATGTCGAGTCCTACTCCCACATAAGCACCTTTCAATCCCTCATAATTGGTTTGGGAAAATACAGACGCCCCTGCATATGGTGAATACCCTAAAGACCCGCTTGGTCCTCCTCCATAAGGAGAAATTAACGAATCCTCATAAAATGCTATGCTGATTCCACCTGAACAGGAAGACACCGGATTAAAAACAGAAAACGTCAATGAAGCCGCTATGTCATGGCGACTATCAAATGGTGTTTCGTTGTATATCCTGTTGAATTGCATATGAATTATTTAATTGTAAATTTTCTTTGTCATCTTGGATCTATGTAAATAACGTGTTGGCCGCTGGCCACATATGTTATTGAGAATTGATTTGGACCATCTTGGGCTGTTACCGAATCGTTAATTGTTGTAAAATAATGCTCGTTTGACCCGGAAAAATCATATACCAACGTTCCATAAACATCTCTTAAGTTAAGATTTTTATTTCCTGCAGACACTGTAAACACATTTGTAATTGTAGAATCACAAACAACAAATGAGGAAACTGTGCTGCTTATTGTCAACGGCAAGGTCGAAACATAATAAAAATTATAATAACTTTGTGAAGATGCTGCAAAAACCAAACTGTTAAATTGATTTTGATTTGCCACAGATGATGAATAGAAAGATATGGCCCGAACTGTCTGATTTTTTATAATATCGTTATAATTTCTATCATAAATGAATCCACAAGGTTTTATTGTTAAAAATTGCTCCAGATTTACGCCGTTAAATGATCTTTTGAATTTGTAATTTTGAAGCAAAGGTATGCCGTTATTGTTATAACTTTTTACTAGAACACCCAGTGTTTGTGATTCGTGGTGAACATTTAGAAGACTTCTATCATTGTAAGAAGAATAATAATTTTCAGAACTTAAATTGACCACAATCGAACTTAAAGTTTGAATAGTTTCTGTCTTGGGGAAAAACTTTTCAAACTCCAAATTCTGTATGTCTGCAACTAAAATTTTAGGATAAACTATTTTTTCACTTTTGGCGGAATTGGTTTCAAACAACGTTAAAAAGCTCAAAATTATTTTTTTGTATTCGTCGTCATACCAAAAATTAGAATAATTTTCTATGGAAGAATTTTTTGTGAATTTTTCATAATATGTGTTTTTAGTATAATTTCCGTTAAACAGATTAGTTTCGAAATCAAAATTAATTTTGTCTAGAACAACGTAATTAGGAGTTTCCAAAATTACAGTGTTAAAGATCAGATCAAAATCTACCAGAGAATTTTGCAGTTCTGTTCTTACGTTTATTGGATATTTTACAAAAATTCCACTTAATGCCGCACTCAAAGGTAAAACGCTGCTGTCATCATACAAACGAACAAACACCTGACCTAATTGTATATTTTGCTTTTCGTAAAGAGAAGAAAGTGGTGTTGAGCGGATAGAAAATAAATCCGTAGATGATGGATAATGTAAAGAAGTAGAAATTGCAGAATAACTGTTTGTTAATGAATTTTTAAATAATCCGTAATGATTTCCAAAAATATCTGTTTTATATTTTGTTAATATTCCTTTATTATACAAAAGATATTTTTTACGTTCGTCCAAAGGATAGAAGTCATCTCCGCTAAAATCAAAAACGTCTTTATTTCTCCAGATTATGCGGTCATCCCAAAAATCTTGATAATCTGATATTCTGGAAATACCATCATCTCCGTCTTCATAAATTTCAGTTTTTCCGGTGTAAGGATAGAACTTGTGAATTTTAGGATTAGAATATATTTTACCAAAAGCATAGTCATTTGACCAATCAAAACGATTCCATTGAAGATCGGTTTGATAATCTATTCCACTAAGAGATTGGTCATACAAAGATAATCCAGAAGCATTAGAACCAACTTCAGGATCGGGTATAACAAGAATTTCACTGGAAGATAATTGTCTTGAGAAAGAATATTCTTTTTTATATGTATTCCAAAACAAAAGACCCAAATTGTCTTTAGTAAAGAAATTACCCAAATATTTTTCACGCTGGGCCCGCACTATTTCCGGAACATGTGCAACAGTAGGAAATCTTCTGTTTAAAATGTTTTGATACGGGGCTTCTGGAGTCAAAACATAACCACTAACCGGACTAATAAGTTCTCGTCCTGTCAAAGCGAGTAGCTTATTTCCTAAATTTTTTTGATATAATTTTGTATATTCAAAAACATTTGTGTTTGTTGCAGTCGCATTATTATCATAATTTTGAAAATCTCTTCCATCCAAATATGTGTAATTTGTTGTTGAAAGTGGGAAATTTACAGAAAAATTAGTGAAACCCAGTTCCTGCAAAAAGAACGGATATGATTCAATAGCGTTTATGATTGCTTGATCCAAATCAAATATAGGCGTGTCGTCTACCTTGGTTGAATCTAAACCAAAAAATTCTATTCTTTCAGGGTCTTGTACACCATAGGTTTCATAATTGGATCCGGGTTGGATATCATAATAATACTGCTGGTTATCATAAGCATCATTAATTTGAACATGAAGATCAGGTAAAACCGATGAAAGAGGGGGTAAATTTACACCCAAAGGTTCAAATTCATTGGTTTGAAGAATAGAAACAATCGCTTTTTTAACAATTGTTTCAACGCCAAAATCACTTCCCTTTAAATTGGCTCGAACAACTCCCGACGTTAATGTATCACGATTTTGTGCATAGTATTGACAAATCTTTTTTATCTTTTTAGTGAAAAATGGAATGGCAACATCCAACGATTGATTGTCATCGAAATTAAGGTTGGCTAAAAATCTGCGTTCATCCGGGGAAGAATATTTTAAACTTATTTCTTTAAGCAAATTTATATATTGAAGTCGAACATATGCAGTTTTGTCGGATTTCTTTACGTTTTTATAATCAAACCAATCACTCAAATATTTGTTGTAACTGGATATGTAAGCAGAGGTGTCTGTGCTGGATATCTTTAAATTTTTAAGCCAATCTATAAGTGAATAGGCAGAATTAAAATCCCCCGGAACATCTGTATTGTCCGGATTCAGAACAGAATTATTTGGAATATAATTTTCCAAATTTGAAGATGTGAAATCACTTGCCATAAAATTAGTTATTCGCACTCAACAGTCCTAACCCCACGGAAAGTTGATAATTTATCATGCTATCCACTATATTGTTCGTATTGAACCAATCGGAATAAGCACTGTTGGTTTGGTTTATTGTTGTTTTGGAATCAGTCCAATCAATAAGATTGTTGTAAAATAAATTGTTTGTTCCTTCATTATGTGCATAAACATCATAATACCGGGATACTTCAGTGCCGGTTGTTCCGTCTCCGACCACCAACGGCCATCCCCAAGATGAATTAACATCACTCAAATGCACAACTTGCGTGGAACCTGACAAAAACGAATTGGTCAAAACACCATAATTGGTAAGAATTCCGTCTGAATACACTTCTCCGAATCTTTCATACAAAACAACCTTGCCTGAAGTTGGAACTGTGGATGTAAACCAGCTTAATTTTGTTCCAAGATTCTTCCCATAATTGGGGTTTGATATGGTTTGTTTCTTGTCATAGTTGGATGAAAATTGGTTTGGTGATCCTCTAAAATATGAAAGTTTTGTGGAAAACAAATTAACTAATCTTTGAATATCAGGGGGAAATGGGAAATTATAATTTTCTAAATCAACACCAATTACGGATTCCATGCTTTGAAGTGCTGATAACTCGTCTGCATCCAAATCTGAATTATTAAGAACGAAATTAGCTATTTTTTCATATATTCTTTTGCCCAATGAATTCAATTGGCTTTTGCTGTTTCCTACAATAGGTCCTAGAAATTGATCAAAAAGGACATTTTTATTCAACAAAGATTCTTGCAGAACATAAGATTTTATATTTTCAATTGCATTAAAATCTTCATTTATTTTTGCAATTCCATATGCTCCACTGACCGGATATATGTTGAATGTGTTGCTTTGGCCTGTGATGGTTCTGGTTCTTGTGTTATAATAATATTTGTTGATCCAACGCATTCCTGTCCAATCCCCATATGCCCTAAGATTGCAAGGATTCACATCATCGGTGTTTATGCGATTTACATCCACCGTGTTCAAAACCGTGAATTGATTCAAGGGATACAAATATATTTTCTTGTCAAAATTGTGAACCACCCAAAGAATGTTTTCCGTGTCACACGCCAAACCTTCAATACTTTGATATTCAGTTGTAAGATTGGTTCCGCTTCCTACTGAAAATGTAGTAACGTCTGTTCCAGTTTTAACTCGAAGAATATCTTGTTTGTTGAATAATCCATACACATATTGATCTTTATCCACTGCCAACGGACCCAATCCACTGTATCCGCTCAACGGATAATTGGAATCCAACACACCTGTATTTGACGCATATTTGTAAAGAAAATCATTACGATTTGTTATGCTAGAATTATTTTTCAAATAAGTCATCACTGTCATGTAAAGATTATTATCACGGTCGATTAACAATTGTTGGGGACTGAACAACGTTGGAAATTCTTTTGCCGCCAAGAAATTACCGTTTGCATCAAATTTTATCAGATATCCTTTTAGAGGATTTGAATATGTTACCCAAATATTACTGTCCAAGTCGGTTTCAATACAGGTAGGTAAAATTGTACTTTCATTTGCGTAAAGACCACTCAATGCCGGTGTGGTATATTCCAAGAAAATTTCTATCGGAATACCCAGATACGAATCAATAGGACCGGCACTAAATGTATTAAGAATTGAAAAATTGGCATTTGGGTATCGGGGGTACGCTTCTGCATCAACATATCCAGTGTCTCTTTGAATTCTTATGCAGGAACCAGACGTGTACAAAGTTATCCATGCATTTGCCTGACCATCCAGAGCAATCGATGAAGGAGTTGCTCCTGAAACCACGCCCTGATAATTGTAATAAACAACATTACCTGCCGCATCAATTCTTGGAACATTTGAAAGATCTATATCAAATATAACCTCTCCATTCTTTTTTAGCTTCAATATTCTATCCCGGTCTGAGTCTGCAAACCAAACTGCGTCATCTTCAGAAGGACTTACGGCTATAGCAAATGGATTTTTAAGAACGCCTGCAAAAACCGTGGGAGATGTGCTGTTTGCAGTAAGCTGAAGTGCTAATGTGTCTCCACATGCGTCATAATTTCTGAATTTGTTGTACCGATATATGTTGGATGCAATTGCCTGATTGGATGTTATCGACACTGAGTATGAATCCAATCCTTGACCAACCCAAGAATAAGGAGAATCTTTTGCAAAAAACGCAGGATCTGTAACCGTAACTGAAGCGGTCAATGCAACATTTTCCAAAGCATAAGGACTATTAAAATATCCTGCGTAGAATCCACCGGTTCTTGTTATATTTTTAACATTATTATTCTTGTAAAATTGAATTCCATCTATGACTTTTTGCGAACAAACCGAAATCAGATTGCAGGTAAGATCAAAATCTTGAGATGTGTTGTTGAAAGTTAAAAGAGGATACTGCTTTGTGCTGTAATTTTGTCCGTCTTTTAATTTTACCAAAAATGAAACGGGGTAATTTTGCCATTTGATCTTATTAATATAAAATGTTTCGTCCGGATACCCTTCGCCATCAATTCCATTCGAAGTTATGGATAATACTTCGGCTGGATTGTATCTGTTTTTTACCGGTGTTACAACCGATGAGAAATTGTTATAAGGTAAATTTGCATAATTTTCAGTATAGTTCAGATTTGGTGTTTCATTCCTAGAAGGGAATTTTGAAATGTCCAAGGACGCAAAAAGAAAAATTGGAGCTTCTGATGTTAGATTTTTGGGGTATTGATCAACATAATAAACTGTTGCAGTTCCGCTTGTGCCTGCCGAAGTGCTTCCTGCGTAGGGATATGACGTTTCTACTATTTGATTGTTTGAAACATATACATAAATTGGATCTGCGGTTGTAGTTGCCGAGCTTAAGATTCCGAATCTGCTGTCTGATTTTTGAACAAAGAAAAAATAAGCCTGTAAATGTGCCCAAGGATCTTTGACATAATTTTCAAGCTGAAGATAGTCTGCCTTGCTTCCACTTGCATAGAAATTTAATGTATATCCTGTGGCAGAAACTGAAGGATATGACTGCCATGAGTTGAATCTTGAAAATTTAATTGCGTCCGAAACTTGACCACTTCTTATTGAAGATATCTTTTCATCATCCAAATATGAAGATTGCAGATAGTCACCTATATAATTAAAAGCTGTTACCTGAAATGTTTGGCAAGCCTGCACCGCATTTCCTGCGCTGGTATAAGCATAAAACGTGACATCATATGTCCCCGGCCAAGAATAATAATGTGTGGTGCTAAGACTTGTTGAAACCGTGCCATCCCCAAAATTCCAAAGACCCTTCTTGTCGCTTATGGCCAGATTGTTTGAGGATAATGATGCTACAAAAATTAAAGGAGTTACATCAAGCGTATAAGTGCTTAAAGATTCCAAACCCGTGAAGTTTTTTACACTTATATTGATATAGGTGCATGTCATATGCCATGTTAGACTGTCTCAACGACGATTTCGATTCTTTCCAAGAAATTGTCTTTATCAAAAAGATAAGGGAATTGAAAATATTCCATGTTTACGTTTTGTGTGGACACATGAATGTCTTCTTTGTCATACACGCTGTTCCAATAAAGAACACTAATCCCATCTGCTTCCAAGATGCGACCATCCGCTGCCACTCGTTTTGTGTAAAAACTTTTTACCCCATTAACCTCTGCCACGGAATTGTTTAAGGATGTCAGATCAATTGTTTGTTGTAATTTGATGTTGTTAGGATCGAAGTAATTTTGAAAAATCTTTGTCACAACACTTTTAATTTCATCGTCATTGACACGAGAATCGAATCTTTTAACTATGACGAGTTTGGTTTGTTTATAAATTTCTTTGTTTAGAATTTCTACAGGAAGGGATATTCCCAGATTAAAAGCCATATAAACAGGATCAGAATATATGACTTCAGAAGAAGTGAGTTTGATTGGATCGATAAATGATTCGATATATTGTTTTTGGGAATCTGTTACAAAATTATTGTTAACCTTTATGGAATTTGCTTTTTGAAGTTTTGGAACCAAATAGCAATAAACATTATTGAAATTGCAGGTGTCAGCAAATGTTACCTGATTGTAGAGAACGCGACTTTCCAAAGATGGATATTTAAGACCCAGATTATACAAATATTTCATGTGACCGTTCAGATATTCCTTGTTATTAACAACCTGAACATCATGAATAATGTTTTTAAATGTGTTTGAAATATAGCTTTTAAAGTCGTTTGTTGTGATCAAACGATATTGTCTCTTGAAAGTGTTGGGTGCATTTTCCCGTATATTATCAACTGTTTCTGGTTCGCCAAAGGTTGTTGAAGGGTCAGAGTTGGTGAATGTCAAAAATGCAAACTGACTTGGCGTCATGTAGGTTATATTTTCATTTTTGGTATCGATTGTTACTGGAGAATAGTTGGAGCTGCTGTATTGGAACAAACCGTTTCCATCCAGTGTACCCACTCCGGTTTCACCCGGTGTTCCATCGCTTTGGAGATAGTACACAAGTACTTCGTCGCCACTGTTTAGCTTTTTACCAGTAACATCATTACCAAATTTTATTTCATATCGGCCATTTTCATTGAAACGTAGTTCGTAAATCTCGTCTTGATTTTCGTAAAGGAAAAGATTGGGTACCTGTGACCACAATTTCCATTTTTGTGTTACTTTGTCTTTCACATAAACATTGATAGTAAAATGATCCACAAAAGGGGCATTTCCATTTTGATCCACAAGAACAACACGAAGAACTTCATAAGGTTCGCCTATGGCCGTGTAAATGGGATATTCAACAAATCTTCCTTGATACAACAGATTATTCTTGGACAATTGGTCAAGAGATGTGGTGCCTGCCTCTGTTTTTGTGAATGTAATGTCTTCCCGGAATGAATATTGAACACCATTAACAATAAAGTAGGCATATCTTGGAATTGTATATGTGCCTATTGGAAGATTTTCGCTGGCAGTTACATTGAATGAAAGAAGGCTTGTTTGATAACCGATGGGCTTATAGTCGATTTGTTTGACTATTCGGTTCATGTTTTCGTAAATCTGTGCCTGTGAAAATAAACTTTCCGATGAAGTCTTGTTCAAATAAAACAAAAGAACGTGGTAGCTGTATGCAATAATATCCAAAAAGCTGTTGAAATTGCTGCCTTCAAAAATCTGATCTGTGAACACACCGCCTCGGTTTAGCTGATCGAGCATCAAACTCTTTAAGCTTTGAGCATCAAATGCAGCATAGGCATTTTGCTGCAAAGGAAAATCTGTTTTTGAAATTTCGTTGGCCATAATTAGATGAAGTAAAATCCGCTATCTTTTAAAACTCCTTTAATACTTACGTTTGAAAGGTTAAGAGAAGGAACATTGATGCGCATGTTTATTGTGTATTGATTTTGATCATAGTCCACATTCACATTAATATTTAAAATGGACACCCGTGGTTCAAATAATTCTGTTCCTTCAAAAATAACTTTTCCTATGAGTCTGGCATTTGCTTCGCTCAGATTGGTAAACACAAATTGAACCAGATTTAAACCATATACAGGATTAAGAATTTTTTGTCCGGGTAATGTTGTAAACAAATTAAAAAGACTGTTTTTTATAGCATCCATATCATAATCAGATTTTAAATCCTTGATTTCCAGCTTTTTATCTAATTCAGTTCCACGGGTATAATTCTTTTCTAAATCGAAATGAATGTCCTTATAAACATGATCATCTACCTTTGGTGGTTCCTGCAGGAAGGATAGGTTTATGGTGGCCATATTTTATAAATATTTAATATAAAAGTTTGTTTTTAAAGATAAATATTCAAGATGAGAAAATTCACAAGTTTGTACGAATCATTTATTAGCCGTTATACCCGTGGTGGATTTTTGACTGGAGATATTGTCAAATTCAAAGAGGGTGCTTTGAAGAATGAATGGTTCAAAAAGCAGGGTGGTGCCATTCTTGAGAAAGCCAAACAGTTTGCTGACAGTGGTCTTCTTATGCGGGTGAGTGCTGTAAAGACAAATCGTCCCAGTGTTCAGCCCGGTTTTGTGGAAGCAAACAATGCAGATGATTTTTATTGTGATGTGACACTTGAATTGGCACCGGGTCTTTACAAAGATTTTCTGACCCTTCCTGCTGCTATTCTTGAATATAAAGATTATTACCCCAATCTTCCGGAAGTTCCTGAAGCTTTAAAGCGTCCCAACAACAGCAACATCAAGCCGGAAGAAATTGAAGAAGAAAAGAAAAAGGGTGCAACTTATTTAAATCCAACTTATCAAACCTCACAATCCGACAGAGGTGATGGTAAGAACACACCTTCCGAAGTTGAATTGAAAAATTCCAACGTAAAGATTCCTTCCAACCCAGCCGAAGGTGTCAAGAATCCCAGCGTCGCCTCTTATACCTACAGCTATCTCCCTAAGAACCAATAATAGTTTGTAATTTGCAGATACAAGCGGAAAAGTTAATTTCCGGATCTAAAACCTGCTTGCTTCGGTACAAATGCTCTGAAATTTCAAGAAAACACTTCTTTCTCTTTTCGTTTTCCATATCTGAATAAAAAATAACATCACATATTTTCTTTAAAAGATCCGGATAGTCTGTGTTAAATGCTTTTTCATTTTCTATAATATATTTTCTTATTGATACAAAATCCTCTTTTGATAATTTATTCAAAATATTTGCTGCTACGCTTTCAAGGTTTTGAACACCCTCGTTTAAATTGATTGAAAGATCCAAAGATGTTTGCAATTCAAAAATAATTTTACGTATGTCCGGATAAAATGCTTTTACCTTGTTTGAAATTATTGATTTGTTTTTATCATTAATTTCTATTTTTTCATTTTTAAGAATATTAACACATCGTTCCAAACAATTTTTTATGGGGGGATTGTAAACATTTATTTCTTGAACGCGGCTACGAATAGGTTCAATTACTCTGCTAATATCATTACAAGTGAAAATAAAACGGTTTGTTTCTGAATATTCCTCCAACATGTTCCGAAGTGCTCGCATTGCATCTCCTGTAAATCCATCGAATTCGTCCAATATTACAATTTGAATTGAACCGTTGCTAGGCATGAGTTGAAGAAAGTTTTTAATTTCATCTCGAACTGTATCAATTCCACGGGTATCTGATGCGTTGATATAAAGATAATCACACTCCAATTCTTTTACTATGATTTTGGCCAAAGATGTTTTTCCCATACCCTGCTTTCCATATAGTAAAAGATGGGGAATGGTCTTTTTTTGCAAACAATTCTTTACAAATTCACGGGTTTTGTCATCCAATATTATTTCATCAAGAGTTTTGGGTCTGTATTTTTCAACCCACAGGTTATTTGCAATATTCATGATTGGCCGTAAATATATATGATATGGATCAAAAGGTTGAAGTCAAGAATTTATTGGATCAATTGAAGGAAGTGCAGGCGCTTTCAGAAACTCCTCGTAGTCCTGAAACAAAAATAAACAAGGATGAAATTGAAGACTTTGTCATACAGCAATCGTCCAGATTAATAAAAGAAACCAATGAGCTTATCCTTTCTATGAAGGATTATATAGCTCACAGTCCTGAAAGCAAAGAAATATTGGCAATATCCGAACTTATCAAAGCCAGTACTGCTGCCATAGATACACTTAACAAAATTAATCTGGCAGAAAAGAAAGACAAAACAGCTAAAGAGATAAAACTGTTGGACATTGCTTCCAAAAAAGAACTTAAAACCACAAACGATGAAAACCGTGTGACATTTACACGGGAGGAAATTTTAAAACAGCTGATGCAATCTTCGGTTGGTATTGAAAGTGTTACTGTTGATGCTAAGAAACCGGTATAGTGTCCAAAGCAGCTTTGTTGGTATAAGACGTTAAAATATCTGCTGCCCTACTTTTGAGTTTTGTTTGGTATTGGACCTGACCCTCCACAAGTGTCGTGATAATTGTTGGAGGTATAACTTGGACATTGGTGGATTTGCTATTTGGATTATAATTGGAATAAAATTCAGTAAGTTTGAAGAAATCCTTAAATTCTTGCCGAATTTTTTGTGTAAGGTCATTCACAATTTTCATCATTCTTTGATAATGTCCATAATCAGGTATCAAATTTTGTCCGTGAGAAAGCGTGTTTTCTGATATTTTTTCCTGTATGTTAAAACTTGCATAGCGGAAAAGACTATTTGCTGCTTTTGAAAAGGATGAATTGACTATTTTTGCATTATTGCTGAGTTGATTCTCAAGTCCGGCTCCATAAAATGATGGAATTGGGAGATTTTCCATGTCTCGATCAGAAAGAAGTTGGGTGGAATTGTTGGTATAATTGCTCATTCTTGCTAGTGAACCTATGCAATCAGATTGGCCTCGGGAATAAATTGATCCTTGTCCCATTTCAAATTTAACTTTATCTTTTACCTCAGAAAGTGATGTGTTGTATTGCTTCAACCAGTGGGCAGCAAAATCAGCATCCAGATTCGCTATATCTAGTTTTTTAAAAAAATTTGTTTTGGCTGTGATCGGGTCGTTTGCATAATCTGTTTTGTTCCATTCCAAAAAAAGATCCAATTCTTTGCCACGAGAGCCTATAAAATCCAGATAATTTGAAGCAGACTGATAGAAATCTTTCTTGAAAAAAAGCTGGGCAGATACCATTTCCGGATCAATTGTTTTGATATTATTCATAGAGTTTCTGTATTGAATTTAGGATCTTTATAGTTGTATGTTTTTACAGCAAATATTTCATTAAAATATTTTTGGTCCACAAATACATGTTCGCATCGAATAATAAGATAAATTCCAAGATTTTTATCGTCAAAATAATTGTCAGGTACTGTATTGTGTCGTTGTATGCTTATAAATTGTCCGGCTTGACGGCTGCTAACGCCTTTGGTTCTGAATTTTATGCAATTATTCAGAAATAAAGAAGAATATAATATTTCATTACGGCCAAATGAATATCTTTGTGTTTGGCTTTCGCTGCTTATGGTGAAAACATTTTTAATGTTTTGTTGCTTGGTTCTGTATTGATTCAATGCCAGATTTGAAGCGGGTGCATTCCCTCCTGACCCTTTCAGATTGCGCACATAATTATTATAATAAGTTTTTGAAGCAGTGTCTAAACTGTTATTTTGAAAATCAATTCTAAATGTGTTTGTGTTGAAATTGTGGCTATGTACCAAATGAGAAACTATTTGACCTTGAGAATCTTTCCCAGAAATATTTGTAAATTCGTATCGATTTAAAATACTAGAATCGTTATAAGTTATCATATTTCCTGCAAAATCAGGAATTCTGGTTTGAACATCCGCTGTCATGGATTCGTCCATAGGCATGCCCAGAAAAAAACTTTCAACAAGCCCCGGACCTGAAGACTCAGATAAACCAAACTGAGAAAGAGCGGGAGAGTTAAAGAAAGCAGATTTAAATAAATCTTTAAAACTTTCCAGTTTCCATTCATCGGTATATCTTTCTATACGAAGATAGCAATTATCATAATCTGATTCCGGAGAGCTTACGTGGTAGCTCAAAAGATAGTTAAGATCATCAATCGCTTTAAATTGTGCAGGGCTACTGTAAAAAATAGAACTTCCTCCTATGTCCCATTTTTGTGAAAATTTAGGACTATAACCCTCTTCTGGATTGAATGTTTTTTTAATTAAATTTTGGATGGCATTTCCTGTATCAATCCCACGTCCTTGATTATTCAGACGAATAATATCCTTTTCTTCAACATAATCAGAAGTTGTGAAATATACTTCTTTTTCTGTCATGATTTGATAAGAAAAATCATGAAAATACAGCTTTTTGTATTTTTCGTTTAGCTTATCACCCCGAATATCTTCTGTATCGTAAACGGTAAAAACAAATCGAAGATTAAAAACTTTCTGATCTTTTTCATTTATATTCCCTTTTTTTATAGTTCCGGGAGAAACTTCCGGCATGATATCCACAATCAAAAAGTCACGGGCGTCTCCCCGATACCGATATCCTTTGGATCCTGTTCCTCGCTGTGTTCCATCCATTAAAGAAGGTGTTGAATAAAAATTGGATTGAAGAGAATTTAAAGATTCAATAACATCAAATTTATTGTCATATATCAAGTAACCTCTGTGATAAAAAAGGTCTAGGTTGTCCTCCAAAAATAATGTTTTTATTGCAGACTGTTTTATGCGGACCACATCCAAATCTGGATTAAACAATAATATATTATATTTGTATAAAATATCATTGATTTGAACAACCTGATCATCATAATTTTGCAGGTTGGTAATAGGCAACGGCAAACTCATAAATTAACGTTTTTTTGAATTATGTTTAGTATGGTTGCTAGATAGTTTCTTCTTATAACTTTTAATTCGGTCCCCGGTTCTGCAAATTTTATAGGATTGATGATTTTATTTACAAGACATATGAACCACCACAAGTCTATTGTTCCATATTGTTCATAACTAATAGTTGTCCAAGGAACACGTCGATTTATTTTTATTATATAAAAAAATTGTTTATCGATATTTTCTGGAACAACAATATCATTTAAAATATTGTAAAAATATATAGAATTTGAATCTTTATATAATTTAAAAATATTTTCATATCTGGATGGATTCAACGGTTCCAGATCAGGTATGTTGTTTTGTTGTTGTCCCAGATCAATCATGATTATATGCCTCCCGTTGAGGTTACCGAAACAGGATCTGCATTCAAAGATGTATATAAGAAGTTTCTTGTTTCAGCAACCAATCCTTTAAGGGTTATTTGTATCTGATAACCGTCTGGAATGATTGTGTTAACTGTGTTTTGTCCTTGACCCAAGCTACTTTCGTCTTTGAAAGATATCTCCATGGGACGTCGGGAACCTACAAATTGCACTTCCAAACGACTCACATATGCATAAGGCATGTATTTGTGTCCCGGCAAAGAAACCTCATAAATTACGGGAGGTTCAATCAAATCCCGAGTAAAACGTATGGGGCGGTTTTGGTAAACCAGAAGATATATCAATTGCCAATTTCTCACCACATCTTTATAGGTGGCGTGACCTGTGTTCAGCAAAGGAAACGTAACAGTAACATCATCTCCGCTGTCTTGAAACTGATAAAACTTTGGTTTTTCTATGTATGTTCCCGGTTCCATGATATTCAATGCACCTGCCATACTTTCAGCCAATGCACGTGTGCCTTCTACAAATGTGCTTGCTCCTCCTGCCAAAATACCTTCTCCTATTCCTCCCACATTTTGATCGCCAAAATCATTGGATACTCCGTTTTGATAGTCTTCAAAATAAGGAAATGTGTATTCCCATCCAGTAGGTTCAGTTATGTAAAGACCTTCATACACACGCAAAACGCTACGAGCCGCTTGATTTTGTGGAAGACTAAACAATCCTTCACCCCCCAAGAAATTTCCAAATTTTTCTTTTGCAGCACCTATGGTGGCTCCCAACTTGTCGATGGTGCTACCTGTGGGTCCTGATTGAAGAAAGTTCTGAACTTTCTGTAATTGTTCACTAAGTTTACCTTGAGTAGCCGCATCCAAGGATCTTCCGGCACGTTGAACCAAACCTGTTTTATCAAACAATCCTATTGTCATGGAATTATAAGCTGCTTGAGCGATGAGGGCATTTGTTTTTAACCGTTTTTCACTTAAAGCTATGAAAGGAACTTCTTCCCGTTTTGTCAGCGGAGTATGTGTCCAGTAAAATCCATTTACAACATCCACAGGAAATTTGTCACCCACTCGTAATCTTTGAGTAGATCCGGGCGCTAGGGATGAATTGACAGAATATCCTGCTCCCACCAAAACAGGAGGTGCTGAATCCCCGGTTGTGTCACGTCCCTCAAAATTAATAGGGTTATCAGCAAACTTCCAAATGTCTCCTACAAAACTAGACATAATTAATCACTTTCCCGGTGGTGTCTTCTCATATCAAACACCGATGTTGATTGTGGAAAACTATTCACTGAATTTTGTGTCATTACGTTGTTTACAACATTCCTACTATTTGCTAATTGCTCTATAAGCATATCAAATTTTTGATTTAATGTTTTGAATTCACGGAGTTGATCCACGGCTATTTTATTTGTAACATTTCCTGTTTTGTTTAGAGTTTGTACTTGATCGCCAAACATTGAAAAAGCTTCTGTTGTGTTATCTTCTTTCAAGGAAAGGAAATCATCAAATTTTTGTTGTGTCAAACTTTCCTGACCTGAAAAATCAATAACTCGTGTGGGCGAAGATGCCACAGCAGGTGCAGGTGTGGCCATTTCAGTTACTTGTGATTCAGTTGCTATTGCTTTAAGTTCATCTCCAACCTTTTTCATAAAAGGTATTTTAGAAATTTTATCCGCAAGAGATTTTATCCCTTCAAATATCATGCTAAAGAAATTTTTTATATAACCGAAAACTTTTGAAACTAAAGATCCTATTCCTTTCATTAAAGGAACAGCATATCCAAAAACTTTTTTCAACATTTGGAATGCCAAAAATACCGGACCACCCAAAAGTTTAAGAAGAGGACCTAAAAACGGTCCTAACTTTTCAGATATTCCATTAAAAAACATTTTTATACTATTAAAAAACGGAACTATTCTTTTAAAAATTGCTTCTCTGAATTTTGCAAGATCGAATTTATCAAAAAACTGCATTATTTTTCCACCAAGTTCCTTATCAAACCAGCCCACAATCCATCCTACGATTTTTCCCGGAATTGAAATAACAACAGAAAGCAATTGATCTTGTATAGCTTGCAACCCCTGCAACCATTTTCCTTCCCGGAAAGGTTTAAATATGGCTTCGATTCGGTCCCGGATGGTTTCAAATTTAAAAAGATCCAAGCCAAAAATTTCAAAAAAATCAAAAAAGTTAAGCAATCCTTGTGTTAAACCTGTAATTGTTTTTTGAAGAAAAGATTTGTCACTTAATTTTGGATCTGTAAATGCCTGAACCAATCCAACAACAACTTCAAAAAGAGCCATTACGGGTCCCAACAATTTACCAAACAGTCTTCCTATTTTTATTCCTATTTGAAATGCTTTAGAAATTACTCTTATGTAATCTTCAAAAAACTTAAAAAGAGTAGGAAATGCTTTCATCATGAATAAAGGACCTTTTCCGCCCTCAAAAATTTTAAATATTCTTCCGATATTTTCGAAAAGTTTTGATATAGGTTTTATTATTTTTTCACCCAAAAGATTTTCAAAAAACTTTCCTATTTTTGTTTCTCTTAATGGTTTTAAAATTTCTAAAAATTTTGCTTTAATTCTTCCAAATATTTCTTTTATAAATTTTCCAAATTTTGTTTCGCTCAGAAACATTTTTAGTCCTTTTAAAATTTTTCCAATCTCTGCAATAGCACCTGTAATAATTCCAGCCAATAGTGCAAGCGCACCTAGAATCATTTTTAGCCATTTGTTGGATGTATCCTGAATTTTGGCAAATGTCGGGCTAAGAACTAAATCCTGAATTTCTTTTGTTTTAAATTCGGGACGACCTACTTTTTCCTCTCCTTTTGGAAAAACAATATCTTTTATGGATCTGGCAAGAATTTTGGACATGGTTTCCCACCGGCGTTTTTCCGTGGTGGAAAGTGTTGAGGAAAGTTTATCGTCCTCACTTATTATGGTATCGCCTTTTTTGTCTTCCTTTTTGTTTTCAAAAGAAGCCAGACGATCTACCGCCTGTGAAATGGTTTTTAAGAGATTGATCGTCTCATCACTTGTCATCCAAAATATTTAGTAAAAAAATACTTTTTAGACGTTGGAGAAGAAACTCGTATCTAGATTCAAATCAACAGTTTGCTCACCTATCTTCTGGCTGGTTATATTATTTTCCAAATTTTTGATATTTGAAATAAATCCCAGTATTTTTTGTACAAGGGAAGCAGTAAGACTTTCCACTGTGCGGATGTTCTGGGCTATAGTCTGTCCTTTAAGATCCAAAACTACTGGTTCTTTTTCAGTAAGTTCGATGGTTGTTATGTATTTGGCTATTTCCAATATATAAATTTCACTAAGAAGCTTCTGAATCTTGGAATCGTTCTCAAATTCAGCAGAACGATACTTCAGATAAGAATCCAGAATCTTATTTTCCTGCTCAATAGAAGGAATGTTGCAATTCACAGTTATGGGACCTTGGGTAAAAGTTTCTTTATATTTTATTTCTGTGTTTTTGTCAAAATTATCCAGTATTTTTTGAAGATTTACCTCTATGGTTTCGCCTTCCTTGTCTACCTTTTGAACTGGACCAAAAGAATGTACTCGAAGGGCCATAATGATCAGTGCCCGATCACTCACAAGCAGGTTTTTATCCTCACTATTCTCTAAAAGAATGCTGTTAACTACCTTTGGATATAAAAATGCAGCTTTGGAACCGGATGCAGCTGCTTCGATAAGATCTTTTTGTTGCTTTGCGGTAAGCGGTGTGAACTTACCATTCTCTTTTTTGCTGAGAATATAACAATCAGCCTTATCAGAACTTGAATATTCCTTTAATTTACTTAAAACCTTGTCTAAATTGACTTCTGCCATAAAAGTAATTAACTCACAATCTTATTTTTCAACACCGTTTTTCTTTTGCATCTCTTCTATAGTGTCTAATTCTTTTTTATATAAATTAAGATGCAGTTCTGCCTCAATTATTGTCATATTTTTAAGGTCAGAAAGGGAAAAACGCAGTCTTCTTATCAAAATATACTCCAATTCATAGATACTCATCAGGTCATAATTGAAAATCGACACAAGATATTGTACAAGAGATTCATTGTAGGGATTTAATTTTATATTTTTAAAATCTTTGATGTCCATGTCTTCAAAAAGACAGGTATTTTCAAAAATTTTTGTTATTTTTTGTGTAAATTTTATAATTTCTCCGGAAAAGCTGGCATCCAAATTTTGTAATATCTGTTCTTTATCATACTGATTTAATTCAGAAAAGCTTATGTAGTCTTTATCTATTTTTAATGATCTAATATTCCGACTTATAACGTCAAAATTATCGTCAGGTAACAAATTATGAGGTAATCCCACCGTCAATTCTATATTTTTATTGCAGATATATTGGTCATCACACTCTTTTATTTGTGAGGAAAAGTTTAAAACTCGATTTATGCTGTGCTTATACACAACCGGGCTGCCATTTTCATTTTGACCTTCTAATTTAACCGTATCACCGTAGCAATAAGAGCGCAATTGACAAAGAATGGCCAACATGTCCAACACATGATAGCTTTTTGGTTCCACTCCATTTGTATTGACAATATTTTCCACACACTTGGAAAAGCCAATAACATCGTTGTTTTTGATGTATTTGCTTATGGTTTTGCTTGTCAGGAAATCTATTTCTCGGAAATATTCGTACTTTCCTGTTGAAGGTATAAGAACCTTGCAAAGAAAACTTTTCATGTTTAAAAGAATCCAGCTACGTTATTGGGAAGATTGGCGCTTGTAAAGCTATTTCCTTGCTGGAACGGAGAAACATTCGGAATGGTTCCGTTACTGATGCGATTAATAATGTTAGGTAGGGCCAAATATAGATTAGAATGCACTGTATAATTGGTGTAAGTCCAGAAAGTTTGATATTTTTCATACTCCGTGTCGGGAGAATAGGTTAGACTTTGATCACTCAATCCTACAGGAACGCAATTATAAAAAGTCCAGACTTTGCGGGGAATTTGGCTTATTCTTTGATATGATCTTGTGTATTGAAGAATGGTTATTGTTGATTTTATGTTTCTCAGATCGTTTTCTCCGCCCTCACGAGCCACAAATCCATAATGACTTGCCAAAATTACCCATGGACGGATGACCATGTCCATGAAAGATGTGTTGGTTTCCCGAAACTCTATGATCAAAGGAAGTCCCGAATACCCTGTACGCTCTGCTGCAACTAATCCGGGCACAAATCCCCGGTTATTTTTGATTGAAAGATTCTGAACATCATATTTTTCGTTTGGAATGTTGACACCTTGTGCAAAAAGACATCCTAAAACCTTCTGATAAAAATAACTGGTAAGTATTCCTTTAGGTTGAGACACGTCCCAACCCTTTCTGGCACCGTCTGTGTATTCAAGATTTTGAATAATGTTGCTGGAAATGGCCCGAGGATAAGGATCAATCAGAACAACCCACTGGCTGTTCATGGGTATGGAACTGAACCAGCTTTCCATTTGCACAAGAAAATACTCCTGTGCACTGATAAGAGGTACACCCGGTATGTTGAATCCGAAAAGACTGGTTATTTGTGGTGCAAAAAGCGGATTTTGTCCGTTTGAAAGTCCCCGGACATTGTCGCTTAAGCCACGAATGGCATCTGTTACAGGATTATTAATGCTATTAACCTCCCCTAATATTTAGGGGAATATATTAACTTTGGTAGGTACGACGGAAATATTGATAAGCAACGGTCACTGTGAATGTTACAAACTCACCACCGTTGGTAATATCATATTCCAGCGGGCCGAGGGTACGAGGAGATACCCCGACCAGCTGGTATTGTGCAACGCGGTTCAGCTGATTGTTCAACTGAACAAGATCAATGACGGATGTTTGCTTGGCGGCAAAATAATTACCGGTGCTTGTGACATCATCAAACACGTCCCGTGTCCAATTCTGGAACTTTTGATAAAGCTGAGTGCTTTGATCACAATAGAATTCCATAGAATATGCTTCGCTGCCAGTATATTTGGCACTGCCCGGGATGTGGAAATCCAAACCCATATAAGGAACAGTCACTTCAGTGATTTCACGGCCGGGAAGTGTTGCTGTACGAACATAAACCAGATCATCTTCATTCCAGACTTGGCTGCTGCTGTCGCCGGGATTGATGTTGATTACACGGAAATTAAATTTACGAGCGAAATCGCGTTCAGTTACTACCCGGTAGAAATTTTGAATTGTCTGTTGTGTGTCGGCCATATAATATTATTTATTCTAAAGTTAACAAATACTTTAATTTATTTAGATCTGCAACGATTTCTTCCACAATGTTTTGGGCATCGGTATCGTTTGGATTGAGTATTTTGCAATTTTGTCCCCCTAGAATTTCTAAGTACTGGTTAATTTTTTGCAAAATATTTTCAGGCGAATGAGGAATAAGCTGAAGATTCAGAGGTTTATATTCATACTTACGATATCGTCCCAGAAGAGTTTCCACCAGCTTATCGAATGATTTTGCCAGATCTTTTCCTATTTTATCAAATGCTTCATGCTGGGCAAAACTAAAGGTTTGCCAATGAAACAGTTTGAATTGTGCGCTACAGTCCAGTGCCAATGTGATTATGGCTGTAGGATCGTAAACCGGTTGTTGATAAACTTTAATTACCTTTAACACAAGTATATTTATAATAAAACACCCCACTTTCAACAAGTGGGGTGTTCTAATATTTTATATTATTTGATTAGGATACCAACTCTTGGAAGTCCTGACCAGTTCTCGTGGCGTAGAAGTTGACCAAGATGAATTCGGCGGCACGTACAGGTTTGATGTAGATGTCCACCACAAGCTCATTTTGATCAATTACATCGGGTGTATTGTTTCTTTCGTCACATATGATCAGATAGTCATATACTCCCTGTGTATTCTTGGCCAATTCGAATATCGGTGTAAGGACGTTGATGACTTGAGTCCTTGTGAACAACGTATTCGGTTCGAACAAGAAGAACTTGACGGTATTCCGTGTGGCCACTTCCAGATACAAGAAGAGACGGCGCACGTTGATACGATCAAACGCACTGGGTTTCTTGAGAAGGGTCTTTTGACCGAAGATGACGAAACCTTCAGCCGGGAAGAACGCCACAGGATTCAGATTGATCTTGTAAAGTTGATCACGATGTTTCTGTGTGGGATAGATCGGAAGATCGTTTACACCTAGAAGAACACCTCGTGTAAATCCAGCCGGGGCGAACCAAGGTTGGAAGTTGTCATCTGTATTGGCCATGGCTGCACCGGCGAATCCAGAGAACGGCACCCATGTTTGCTTGCCCAGACCATCATCATACACCTTGGGGAAGGTGGCATAAGTACAGGCATAGCTGCTGTTCAGGAGACTGTACAGATGGCGGAGCGGCCAGTAAATGTGTTGGTTAAAGTTCTTGGTTTCATCATCCAGAACCTTGCTGTTCTCACCTTGTACAAAGATGTTACGCAGAGGATCAGCAATATACAGGTGATCTTTACGTACATTTTGAGCAAAGTTGGTGAACACACTGGCAACCGTGTTGTAATTTTCACGGATGGTGATTGCGTTACCTTCCAAAGCTTCATTGTTTGTCTTGAAGAAGCCATCCATATCCAGAGGAATGGTGTCATCAAAGATATTTGCGCCGCTAAGAGCACTCTTGTTGTATTCAGCAGCTGCAAATACTGTTCCAAGACCGGCTTCCAGAGTCAAGCTGAGATTGTATAGATCCGGATTTTCCAGAAGTGTTTGCACACGTTCCAGTTTTGTAGGAACGCTGCCAATCAGTTTGGTTGAAGCAACTGTGGAATCAAACGCACCGAAGCTGTAAAGTGCATCACCTCTGCGGATAATTCCGTTATTCAGCATTCCTGAAACGATTCCGCTGGGAGCGCCCACACGAGTTTCATAGGTTTGCTGGGTGTCAACAAATCCATCACTGTTATAAGGTATGGCAAGATTAGGATTCAGTACGCGAACCTTCTTACCGGGATTACCAGCGCTGTTTAGCCATGTTTGAGTGTTGCGATTGGTGATGTAAGGATTAATGAACACTGTCATATTGGGGCTATCATCTTCCCGTGTGCCCAAATAGAAGGTTACGGGCGGGCCGCCTGCTTCGCTGTTGATTTGACGCCAGTAGTCCAAGCTGCCTGTATAGCTTTCAGAAAGAACGTAATCCAGTGTGATGACATCCGGAGCAAATACGCTTTGACGTAGTTTAAACAATCCAACGATCAGTGTATCGTCGAACTGACGTGTGCTGATGTCGAATGTAGGAATATTTTCCATGACTTCACTGACACTGTTGCCCAGACCAAATTGTGTTGCGCTCAGAGGGAAATTCAAACGAGTCCGAGGAACATTCAGGAAGTTGTATGTTGTTTCAGACTGTGAATCAACAGTGCTGACACGATTGATTCCGTCAAACTGAGTTGCCGGATTCAGGTTCGTGTTATCAATCATTCCCAGATAATAACCTTCAAATTTGTCATTGATGCTGGTTTGAGCCTTGTTGAGAACAATCATTCCAGCGTTTGCAAGTTGGGTCAATTTGGTTGCACCCGTGTTTGTGAAGCTGAATTGTGTCGGTTCGTTCTTCCAGCTTGTGAAAGCTTCGCCGTTCAAAATGCTTTGATATTCAGCAGCATTAAGTTCGATTTGTGTGGGTTGACCAAGGAAATAGGTGTGAGCAGCCGACAAACCAAAACCTGTGTTGGCGGACACCAATTGATCGCCGTTGTAGTAGGAACCTTTATAGGATGTTACAGGATAAACTAGGGCTGAATAAGAATCGGTAAAACCTGCACCGCTACCGGAACCGTAGGGCATACGGCTGACAAGCACTTCGGCTTGGCTTTGGAACATGGCTTTAACAGTGTGATAAAAATAACGTTCAGCTGCATTTGTGGGCTTACCATAAATTTGTTCAAATTCACTCAGACTTGTGGGTTGAAGAATTTCATCAATAGGACCTTGAGGAGCAAAACCGGGAATCAAAACCGTTGTGGGAACGTTAATTACCGGCCGCAGGGAAAGGTCGATTTCATTAATTTCAACTCCGGGACTCTGAATTGTACGCTTTGGCATATAAATTATTTATATTTTTTCGGAACTTTTTTTGCCTTTATTTATATCAAAGTGGCAATGAACTGGGAAAAGCTGAATGTAAACGAGCTTTCTGCTTCGCTACTGTCCCGGTAATTGTAATTAATTCCACCCAATTCAACAGGTATGGCTCCGGTATAATCAAACTTTATTTTGTTATTATTATATTCATCTAACCCATAAACGGTTATGGTTGTGCTATAATCCCCTAATTTCGGGTTAGTATTAGGATTTCTGGCGTTGGGTATGCTAAGTTTTTCGTCATTAAGGAAGTTTAACCAAGAATAAATGAACCAATAATTATTAAACAAATTGTCCACGGTAAAATTAACCGCCACATTTTCATAACTGGGCCGTTCCAAACTGGAAGTTTTGAGTACCTGACCACCATATTTGGTTTCAACTTCAGGAACCTTGATAGTGGGCACTACAATACCATAAACTGAAAACTGAAAAGATTGCAGATTAACACCCCGATTATTTCTTTCATATTGGTTCAGATAAGGTTTCAAAATATCAGGAGGTGTTACCACCATGATAAATTTGTCGCGACGTGTCTTGTTGAGCATCGCCTGATCGTAAAAAGCAGCCATAGTATTATTTAAAGAACTTTCCAACCTTCTTTATCCAAATATTCCAATTCAACATCCCGTTCATCCCTTTCGGAATTTGAAAACATTACGGGCATGCTGGGTGTTTGATCTTCCCGGCCGCCAAATTGATAAATTATATTTTCATTTCGTTTGAAAGGAATAATGCTGCTGGGTCGATTATTGGTGTCCCGGCCCGTCACTTCAAAATATTTCTCAACCAATTCATCATTTAAAATAAGAAGTGCCATGGCCATGCTCATGACACAATCATCAAAATTATTTGCACCTTTTCGTGCAGCCCATGTTCCGTTCGGATAGCGGGTAAAGTTTTTCAATTCATCCAGTGTGATCATGTCCTTGAAAACAATAGCCCGAAGTTCATTGATCCAATATCGCATGTTGATTACTGCCTGATATTTTGTGTTTGTATTTGTGAATATTCCGGGCTTTTCAAAAGTTTTGCCATGGGAATAGCTGATGATTGGGTCATAATTATAATTTTCAAAAAGAGCATCCACCACCTGTGCTCCGCAATTGTTCCGCTCAATTAACAGAGGAGGATTGCCCCACTGAGCCAATATTTCCAATAATTTTGTTGTAAAATTATAGGGAGTAATGGTGTTGTCCCGGAAACATGCAACCTGACGAATGGCGCTCAGATCTGCCAAATCAAATATCTGCACCACGCTGCTGGCTTGTCCCACACCTTCAGCCACGTCTACACCGGCCACATATACTCCGTTCTTTTGGGGTTGTTCCCATATCTTGTATTTGCCTTCATCAAAAATAAAAAGAGGACTGCTGCAACCGCTTTTATATTTCTCGTAATCGTCCCCGTTCAGGGCAGATTCACCTTCCTGAAGAAATTCATTTCCAAATTCCTGATCAAAAAGCTCCCGACTACCCAGACTTTTGATTGTATCATTCTTCCATTTTTCATCCCGACCCGGCACTTCATGCCAATCCACCCGCTCAGTTTTCCAGTTGTTTTTGCCTTCTATGCCATCTGTGTATAACTGATAAAAAAGATTGCCGGTCCCGTTTGGAGTGCTGGCCACAAAGATTTTGCTTTTTTTACTGGAAGATATAATGGGATACACAGCAGACCAAAACGTGTCCACCATGTTATTGTCAATATGCGCCAACTCGTCAATGACCAACACGTTGACAGAACTGCCTCGGCCTGCGTCGGATGACGTGGTGCTGATGCTAATACGACTGCCATTGGCCAAACCCATGGCAGTTTTACCATATTCTGTCACTCCCGGTTTCAAATAATTCGGAAGATTTTCATAGGCAAGACGCACTCGGGCAAAAATTTCTTTGGCAGTTTCCTCTTTATTTGCCACCAAAAGTATTCTTTGATCTTCGTTGAAACATGCCAGCCAAAGACAGTAAATGGTCATGACGGTTGTTTTTCCTGCCTGACGACTGGACAACAAACATACAAAACGGTTGTCTCGCAAGCTGCGTAAAATTCTTTTTTGATAGGGATGTAATTTAATTTTGATGCGACCCACATCCAGATTGATGATGTAAAAATGATTTTCGGCAAAGTGCAGAATGTTTTGTTTGCACTTGGCAACTTCTTTGATCATCTCGGCGGAATATTCGAATTCAGCCTGAGAAGTGGGAAGATTTGGATTGCCCAAATATCTATCATTTGGTTTCATTCTGTATAAATACTTAACAGCGTATGAGCCAAAACAATAAATATATAAAGAAATACGGTATGCCTAAAAGTCGCGTAAAAACACTGGAAGAGATTGGAGCAGTCTATCACAAGATGCTTCTGGAAACCCCTGTAGTTCAACAGGAAACAGTTATTGAAGAGAAGAAGCAAAAGAAATTGGCGGATCCTAAAGCCAAATTTGGAACCAAACCCGGCAAAGGCGGCGTTCAAGCTTTCGAACTTGTTAAAGATAAAAAGCCTGTTTTGGAACCTAAACTTAAAGATTTTGCACATAAAGACAGTGGCCCGGATCTGAAACAACTCAGGGAACCAATTGATCCTAAAGTGAAGAAATTTACCAAAGATAACTACTTCGAACCAGAACAACTTAGCAGCGCCAATGAAAGTGTTGTTAACACAAAGAATGTGGAACTTATTGCAGACGAATTAAAGAAAGAAAACAAGAATGAAGCCTATGAACGTCTTTGTGAATACAAGACACTCTGGGGAAAAGATAATTTTGTAAACCTTCTCACAGTGGCAGCCGTCAATGGCCATACCGAAGCACTTGAAGAATTTTTCACTTTTGTAAATAAAAATACAAAAAATAAAAAGGAGAACAATAAATAAATTATATGAGTAACTTCGATAAACTATATGAAGCCGTGATGTCCGAGGACGACGTTGAACTTGGTATCACCGGTGCTCAATCTGGCGCAGCTGAAGTCGCCCCAGCCGCCACCGGTGAAGAACAAGAGTTGACTCCTAAAGAGCATCTCGCCAAGGCAATCGAGCTTCTGCAAAAGCTACAAAGCCTCGACCTTATCCCCGATCAAGCCGGTGGTGAGGAAGACGCTGAAGCAGCTTCCGACGAAGATTACGAAGCAGCTTCTGATGAAGACGCCGAAGAAAAAGGCGAAGACGAAAGCGAAGATGAGGATTCCGAAGAAATCGCCACTGAAGAAGTGGAAGCCGAAGATATCGGACACGCCCTCGTCAATGCTAAAAAGGGTCAGGAACTGACAAAAGTTTCCTCTGGCAGCAACAAGGTTGCCAGCACAGTATCCTCTCTTGCCAAGGGTGGCAAGGGCGGTGATGCCAAGGTAACTGACAAGGTAGGCACTGAAGGCGAAAAGGGCCACGCACTTGTCGGATCTGGTGTCAAAGGTGGAGCACCCACAAGCACAAAGGGCAAAGCCAACGTCGTGTCCAGCGTGATCAAGGGTGGTGGAAAAGGCGATCAAGACTTTTTCCAGTCCAACTGATTAAAAAAAATATAAAGAAAACCCCCGTTGATAAGACGGGGGTTTTTTTTTGACTAAATACATATATGCCTTTTGAATATCACAAAAACCTGAACAACAAGTTTTGGAAAGATTTTATATTAAATGAATCTGTTGCAGGCAAGCTTGTGGATATTGCTTTGGATTTTTACAGGAATTTGAAAACAAATGCTCCCCTAGAAGACATAGAATTAACAGGCTCTCTTACAAACTACACATACACCAACAAAAGCGATCTGGATGTGCATCTGCGCATAGATTTCAACAAGGTAAAAGCCAAACCAGAACTGGCCAAACAACTGTTTGAAGCAGAAAAATACAAATGGAATTTGAATCATGATATTGTAATAAAAGGTCATCCTGTGGAAATATATGTGGAAGACACCAGTGTAAAACCGTATTCAACCAAGCCTGTATACAGTCTTTTAAAACATAAATGGCTTCAAAAACCATCCTATAACCCACCAGAAATAGATGAACAAAACGTTAGTAAAAAAGTACAATCATATCGGGAAGAAATTGATAATCTGCAAAAAATGCTGAATGAAACAGATTGTAAGATAGTTTTGCGTCAGATTCATAACCGGGCAAATTTTATCCGGCAAAAATTGGCAGACAACCGTAAGGAATGCATGCAAGATAAAACTGTTGTCTTCGATTTTTGTATTGAAAATCTTGTGTTTAAACGTCTTCGCGACATGGGATATCTGGACAAATTGAATGATATCAAACTGGAATCTTATGATAAAATGTTCACGGAACAAACATGGAATAGCGGTCTTCAAACCATGTTCATGAGTGATATGATGGGTAAGGTTAAAAAGAAAAAAGATCCACGCCATATGAAGCCATTTATTCGTGATCCGGGAACACGTAAACATGTGCAAACCATACCCAACATGCATAAAAATCTGGACAAATTTCCCGAGGTTGGAATGTTGAAAAAAACAAAAGGACGCAAAATCATCAGTGAACCTCGGGCCCTGCAAATAGCCCGATTTTATAATATAAATTTAAGTGAGAAGCCATCCAAGCTGGGAAGGTCCCCTGTAAGTATTAGAAAACAAAACAACATTTATGTACTGGAGAGCTAATGAGTATTGATCGTTATGTGGGTCCCGGGTGTGTTTCGGTATATCCTTACACATATACTCCCAGTGTTCTTCGTTTTACCGACAAGGAAAACAATGAATGTGAACGGGAAGTAATAGGTGATCAGATGCGGGAAATCATAGATCTTTACGGTCAAAAGGTTGCTTACTGGCAAAATCCTTATAGCACACTCAGCGCTGACAACATTTACGGAGAAGATCCTACCCGAAATTGGCCGCAACCTCAATACATTATCATGGGCATCAAGCTGGACGAAGACAATCTCACCCTAAACAAATTTGGTTTTGATGCACAGGATTACATGACTGCCATGGTTCATATCAGCAGCTTTTATGCAACATTTGGCCCCGGCCAAGAACCAAAAAGTGGAGACGTTCTTAAATTAACAGAATATGGAAACGACCGTCCGGGCGACCGCGATGGTAAATTGTTTGAGGTAACCCAGAGATTGGACAGTGAAAATAGCAGTATCAATCCGTTGGCCGGTCATTATGTGTGGCTCCTCAAACTGAAACGTTTTGATTATAGTGAAGAGGTTGATTTGCCTAATGAAAAGGGCAGCATACAGGTATTGGACAATACCGGATATGGCACCCTTTCCGCCACTGTCAGCGGAGAACAGCCCCGAGTAACACGTCCGTCCACATTGGACGGAAGCGCACAGGAAGTCACCAAGAGGTTTGTGTTTGATTACTCAGGAACAACCAACGACAATGTGTATGGCACTTATGATGTGCACAATGACTGATCACGCTCGCTGATTTCTTCTTCCTCTTCTTCCATCTGTTCCAACCGCTCCAAACTGCGCTTTTTCTTCAGAATGTGCATATTGGCAGATTTAGTATCAACCCCAAATTCATGATGATTCACCTCGTCCATCATGGTTTCAAACCGGCTATCCATGTACTTCTGCATGGCAATCGGCTGGATCCAAAAATCATCCGACATGTTCACGTTCATTTCTTCACATTTCTTTTCAATCAAATCAATTGATTCGATCAAACAAAGCCAGCGGGCAAATTCAGCTTTCTTCATTTCCACACGGGCCGGACGATTGTTAAGGGTCATTTCCAATGAAATTTGATTATGGGTCTTTTTCGGATCATGTGAACTGTTGATCAATATGGTTTCTTGTAAAATTTTATATTCTTTTTTGTTCACATTCAGCTGGGCCATACGACCAAGGAAAACCATGGGAAGTGTGAACATTTGACCGGAAGTGGAATTGTTGGCTTGCTTTCCGATCACATTTTGGATGTCATACCATTCATCGCTGGTCATTTGCACTCGGGCAGAACGACCCTGCAAATCCAAATCCAGAATAATGTTTTGAGTGTTATTAATTTCGGGGTTGAGACTGATCGTGGATGTATTGTTGAACATATGCAGCCAAAATACAGAAAAGCAGAGGGACGTCAAGCTTTATCTTAAGTTCACTCATGATACTGAATGCGGCTGATACAGATTCATAAATTTTATGCACCACAAAACTTTTCCGGTCCAAACCTTCTGGTTTTTGTATACTCAATTTTTTATATTCTTGAAAGATTTCATCAAAAAAATCCATAATGATGCGTTCTGAATCATTCAGATTCTTCTTTTTGGTCCGAAATATTTTATATAAATTATAATAATCTGGTCCTTTTTTAATGAAAAAATTAGCAAGCTCTTCATCAAACCCTTGCATCCAGTTTTCATTTTTTACTGTGGAAAGTGGAACAACGCTGCTACTGGTCACACTTTTGGCAATTTGAAAAAGAAGATTATTATTCATCTTTCAGATTCAATGGAAGGGCATCCAAGGATTGGGCAACTACCGGTTCGGTATTCAGGGCAGTACCAAGCTTCACATAAACAGAAACCTTCTTTTCACATTTGGGACAATCATAAATTGTTCCTTCCTGAAGATCGATTGGAACAAAACATTTATGCTTATCCATGCATGGGCAAGTAAGCTCAAATCCTCGTTTGTTATATTCCTGTTCCAACTCCAGATCCACTTTTTTCAGTTGAAGACCGTAACGTACGATTGCAAATTTCCTGAATCCAAAATCAATTGCATATTGCAATCCCACTGAAAACAATGATGCAAAGAAATAGGGCCAAAACCCCGAAACACCCAACGAATACAGGATGCCGCAGGCAGCAATTGGAAGACTTAAAAATATGAATATTCTAAATGTCATTAGCCCTCTAAAATTTTATTTAGAGGGTCTACGGTTTCTTCAAGTATCTTCTGGGCTTTTTGTATCTTTTCTATGACTTGTTCCAATTGAT